TACATACACAACCTTATTTAATGGTGCCAGAAGACCTGCAATCCTTGATGGCGGTCTTAAAATTGATAGCTTTTCAACTGTCAGCTTTGAGCAACTAGATTTTGAAGACTCAATTGAGCGTATTCAACAAGACATGGCCAAGGCACTCGGCGTACCTTATGTGCTGTTAAAATCTGGAAATAATGCTAACATAGACGCAAACCAAAAGCTATTCTATCTACACACTGTACTTCCAATCTTAACTCAATTTTGTAGTGCATTTACTCATTATTTTAATAATAATGTTGTTATTAGGCCTGATAAATTATCAGTTCCCGCACTTCAGCCTGATAACCGTACACAGGCAAGCTATTATTCTACTCTTGTAAATACCGGATTAATCACCCCAAATGAGGCTCGTGAAGGTTTAAGATTTGCCAAAATCGAAGGACTTGATACAATAAGAGTACCACAAAATATCACAGGTAGCGCGACAGATGCTACACAGGGTGGTAGACCTGTAGAACAAGATTCTACAAGCGAGGAAACAACTAATGAATAATAAAACATTTTATTTACATAGTTCTTTCGAAGCTAAATCTGTTTCTAAAGCTACAAAAGCTTTAAAAATTGCTGGATATGCAAACACAACGTCTAAAGATAGAGCAGGCGATGTAGTAACTGCTGAAGCTTGGGCTAAAGGTGTTGAAAACTTTAGAAAAAATCCAGTAATGCTATATCAACATAAACATGACTGTCCTATTGGTCGATTTGATAAAATCACAGTAGATAAGAAGGGTATTTATGTTGAAGGCACAGTAAGTGAGGCTGCTGAAAAGAATCATGGAATCCAGACTTTAATTCGTGATGGAGCACTAAAAAGCTTTAGTGTTGGATTTAGAGTTAAAGATGGTAAGTATAATAGAAATGATGACAGTATGCTTATTACAGAGGTTGAACTTCTTGAAATATCTGTTGTAAGTGTTCCTTGTAACCAAGAATCACTATTCAGTGTTCGTAAAAGCTTTGAAACTACCGATGACTATCGTTCTTTTGTAGAAAACTTTAGTGAAACAACTGAAGAAGAAGAAAAAATGATGCAAGGTATCAAAGCTGGTATGACTGATATAACTAGTGGTCACTACCATACTATTGAGATTGACGAGCAAGGCAATGGTGTAACTACCTATGCCTCTCACATGGCTAACCATGCGCATCGGATTATTAATGGTGTTGTAATGGAAGCTGAAGGTCACAGTCATGGTATTGTAATGGTAGGAGTGCCTTCTGTAAATATGGAAGATGCTGATACTGTTAGCGAAAGACCTCTTTCTCCATCAGAAGAAACTGTATTGATGGGTAAAGACCTGCTAGTACAAGCTGCCCTAGAAGGTGGTCATGTAGTAGAAAAAACAGAAACCTCTGAAGATACAGCTGTAGAAGAAGAGGAAGAAGTAAAAGATCCTAATGAGTCTATACCGTTTGTAAACTTACTTTCTGTAGACTCAGCCGGTCTTAAGCACGGAGACCTTGTAAATTATCAAGAAAAAATGTACAAGGTAGTTGAGATTCCAACTGCCCAAAGTCCAATCTTTAAATTTTTAGAAGTTGACGCAAGTGGCAAAGACTGTGATAATACTATTAATGTTGTTACAGAAGAACTATCTCAAGTTAAATTAATAACTACCCCTAGTGAAGATCAAGTTTTAAGCAAAAATCTGACTGAAGAGCTTCACGAAGATTCAACAAAGGAGAACGACAAAATGGCTGAACAAGTCGTAGAATCTATCGACCTAACTACTGCTAAGACGGTAGAAGTCGAAACCACAAAAGCAGTAGCTACTGTTTCAGCACCAAGAGTTGCTGATCTAGTTGAAAAAACTGGTGAAGCAATCGTCAAGGAAGCTGATGCAAAAGACAAGTATGGTGAGTATACACCAACTGCTACAGAAGAAGTATCTGAGCTAAAGTCTCAGATTTCAAAGTATAGAGATGAGATCAAAGCTCTTCAGAATAGCAAAATGCTATTTGCTGAGAACTCTCGTTCTACACACCAATTCACTGAGAAGGAAATGGCAAACGCTGTTCTTCTAGCAAAAATGCTAAACAAGCGTGACGTTTTCGACACTAAGTATGGCTCTCGCATGAAGGCTGTAACTTCTGTTGATCAATTCCTATCTAACTTCTCTACAAACATCTACACTCAGATGGAGCAGCAACTAGTTATTGCCCCAATGTTTAACCGTCTAGCAGTAGACGCTAAGACATTCCGTGTACCAGTAGCTGACGAAGATACTGATGGTGATGTTGCAATGTTCAAGAGCGGAACCTTTGCTACTGGCATTGGTGACGTATCAAACGTTCCAACTTCTAATCAGAACTCTATCGCTTCTGTAGACTTTACCCCACACAAGTTTATGGCAACTACTCACCTAGCCAAAGACGAAGAAGAAGATACAGTTCTTCCTCTAATGGACTTCCTTCGTGCAGCAGCAACTCGTCGTCTAGCTCGTGCTATCGATAAGTCTATCCTACGCGGAACAGGTGCTCTAACTGGCTTTACAGCTTCTCCAACTAACTCTATTACTGCTGGTACTGGTTATGCTTCTGTTATTGAGGGTATCACAAATCTCTGTGAAGATGCCTCTCTAACTGTTGATACTGGTGGCGCAAACGATAAAGTTGACCCAGGTGATATCGCCTCTGCTCGTACTTCTATGGGACGTTACGGCCTACAACTAGGAAATGATCTAGTATTTATCACTTCTATCGAAGGATACAATAACCTAGTTTCTACTTCCGACTTCCGTACAGTTGATAAGTTCGGTCCAAACGCAACTTACCTAACTGGTAGCGTTGGTGCTGTTTACGGTATCCCAATTGCAATCTCTGAGTTCCTCGACAACGTAGGAAGCACTGGTAACCACCTTGGTGTTCTTCTCTACAAGCCAGGATTCATGATTGCAGAGCGTCGTGGTATTGAAATCGAGAGTGAGTACGAGCCACGTCAGCAAGTAACTGCTATGTACATGAGCACAAGAATTGACTTCAAGGCTCTAACTACAAACTCCAGTGCTGCTCTAGACTCTACAAAGTATGCCTACGCTGTAACTATTCAGGCTGGCTGATACTAACTTTACAATTTGGAAGACTAATGGGGGAGGTGGTAAAACGCCTCCCCTTATTACTAAGAAGGTAGCCTAAACATGACAGATAGATTTGAAGAAGATTTAGGTAAGTATACCTATGTAACTCTTGCTCAGATAAAAGACTATTTAAGCATTTCGAGTACAACTCAAGATGCTAGGTTATCTAATATTATTAATTATGCAACCGGTGTAATTGAGCACTATATTGGGCAAGAGATTTTAGCTAATAATTATGTAGAACTTTTTGATGGTGGTAGAAGTTCTGTTTTCGTAAACAGACTCCCACTTAACAATGTATATCAAGTTTCTGAGTTTAATGGTGTAGAGTACGTTACTCTATCGGACTGTACTACTACAGGAATGCCTGTAGATTCTGCTGATGATGACTTATCAATTACGTTTGTAGGTGGTGCACATATCACCTCACGAATAAAAAAGTTTGGAAAGTCTTCACTAGAACTAAACACTGCTGACTACATTTACTCAGGTAGTGTTCCAGACCAACTAAAATTAGAAGAGTCTGACTTTACTATTGAAATGTTTGTTCGAGTAGATGAATCAACTATACAAAACAATGTAATCTTTGCTATTAATACTGATGCATCAAACTATATGCAGTTTAGACTAGCAAATCAATATGGATTAGCGTTTGAAGCTAATATTGCTGGAAGTGCAACTACTGTGCTTGGAGCTAATACTTCTGTAGAAAGTCAACAATTTACTAAAAGACGCTGGGCTCACGTTGCCGTAACTAGAGACTTAGATAATGAGCGTCTGTACCTTCACTATAATGGTAACACAGTAGCTAATGCTACATATGCAGTCTCTAACCACACATTTACTTCAAATGTGCAAATTGGAACTACTTTTAAGGGCTATATTGATGAGGTTAGGGTGTCTGACGTAGCTAGATATAAAGCTAATTTTACTCCTCCGGCTTTTAGACATAGACCAGATAATGAGACAACTTTGTTAATTCATTTTGATGAAAAAGACGGTGCAACAGTAGCAAAAGACGTACACGCTGAACCTAATGAGTATACTTTTAGTAGGGATACTGGAGAAGTTACTCGAGATGTAGGTGCTATAGGTACACGTGGTACTTATCCAACTATTCGTAATACTTATCCATCCCTAACTCTAAGCGGTCCTCCGGCTTTTCAACCATTTCCAAATAGTGTAAAAGTAGAGTATAGGGCTGGATATGAGTCAGGCTCTGTACCCTATGATTTACAACTTGCAACCCTTGATTTTATCAAACTTCTTTACAAGCAAGACCAGGAGAAAAAAGGATTTAGCTTTGAGGGAGAGCGTGGAGACGCATTCCCACTAGCCGGTAATTTTCCTCCACACATTCGTCGTATTTTAGATCTTTATAGGATTATTTCTTAATGAGTAGTATAAAGCTATTTTCTGTAGACATTTCTGGTGATAAAGAGTTAATTAACGTATTAAACGAATTTGCACAAGTAGTTACAACACCAAAAATTGAACGCACAACTGAAATACGTAAAAGACAAAATCAACTATCTGATGCTACTGAATCTATACTTGCTTCTCGCTTAGGAGCTAAGCTACTAAGAGGCAAGCTAGGACAAGCAGAAACTACTGACTTTGAGTTAACACCTACTTCACCTATTTTAAAATTTTTAGTTGAAGCGGCTGGAGATAGAGAAGCAGCCGCTAGGTTAGAGTTTAAAGCGTCTACAGAGGGTGATGTAACCATAGGGCAAATAACTCTGCGCTCCGACAGTACAAAAAGACTTCTGGTACCAGGTAATCAAGAAGCGTTAGACTTAT